TGCGTTCGATGAGTTCTTTTGTAGAGATAACTTTGAACGTCGGACCAAATAATCCTTCAAGGACTAATTTATTGACCTTGCTATCATCAAGTGTACCTGTTGTGCCAATACGCACATCACAGTTGATGAGTTTGGTCATGATAGAAGTCAGTGACTTTGCTTTGAACGTATGGGCTTCGTCGCCGATGATAAAATCAAACTGAGCAAAGTATTTCTTCGGCATCTCATAGATAGACTGCCAAGTAGAGATAACTAGATCACTGTCAGGAATTTTACTCTCGCCGCCATAAATTTTCTGACAGTATTTTTCTACATCCCATCCATTCACAGATGAGTAGTTCTTGAAATCACTATGCATCTGTGTGACGAGATTGATCGTAGGAACAATCAACAATCCGCGCTTCTTACCTGTATTCAACAGGTGGCGAATCATCATATAGATGATTAGCGATTTTCCTGATGCGGTAGGTGAAATGAGTACAGTTCTCTTTCGCGTAAGCCCAACGCTAGACGCGATATACTGATAATCTCTTGGCTTCATCGGAAGTGATAGAGCGTTCGCAAGATTTTTTGTGTCAATCGGGTAGACTTCCTTTTCTTCATCGAGATACTCGCACGTGTAGTTGCTATCCTTGCAAAACTTTTTTATATACGGAACTAAACCAAGATAGATTTGCTTGGTCTTTAGATTCAAGAGTCGAATCTTTCCGTCCCAGTATTTATTCTTGAACGCTGGTGAAAATTGGTGTCCAGGAGTTGAAAATGTAAAAAAATCTGACATCTCTTGCAGAATGCCATCGTCAGCAATTACCTGCACATAGATGTTGTTTACTTTTTCAATCTTTACGTCACACATTAGGTATTAGCGTAGTCTCGTTCTATGTCTTCTTCAACACATTTAGAGCCATATTGAATTTCTACAATCTTCAAAGGATTATCAGTTTCGTTTACTAACTGATGCCACTGATAACTTACAATGTTTATATGGTCATACTTTATGTGCTTACCGATCAATCGCTTTACACCCTCATCGTCAACAGTATAAAGTGAAGCCTCGCCCTCGGCAACAAACCAAAATTCGTCTCTGAATTGATGCCGCTGCATTGAAAGAGCACTATTCGGATTTACCACTAACTCTTTGACCTTTGAGTCTGGGTACTCATGAAGTACCCTGTAGTATCCCCATGGGCGATGAGTCTTTGATGAGTCTAATTCTTCCATTATCTTACTCCTTGAATAAACTTTTCCCAACCCATATACTCTTTCAATTGCCAAGTGCGATTGTTCAGTTCTTTCATCACATTGACGCAAAAACTTGCTGCCTCTTCATGATAGGTTTTCTTGCGTTTGAGTTTGCTTAGATCTTCATCACCATCAAGATACACTTGAATATCTGACTTGAGTGTAAATCGAAATGGTTCCCAACCAAGTTTATCAAGTTCATCCTGATCTAACTTGCCTGTATAGTACATCCATTTGAGTTTTTTGATTCGATCAAATTCAATTGATGCTCGTTTAGCCGCTAGGTTATGTAGCGACATATATTTGTTGTATTTGTTATGAAGAATTGGGATTCGAAGAATTTCTTTCCCTGGTTCGGTAGAGTCTACTTCCGAATCCTTTTCCCACTGCTCAATCAAATTTTCAAAAGATGGCGGTTCTAGTTTCATAAAAATGCAATATTATACACCAACTAATGATTATATCGGATTTGCCTTCAGAAAGCAACCTTCACAAAAGTTTGACTAAATCGAATATCGACGATACAATAGAGTATGTCTGGGATGATAAGTGTTATTCTAACAATATTAGATATCAATTTGGTCCACGAAGTCTCTCGTATTCATAATAACTAAAGCGAAAAGTTGCATCAGCAGTTACAATATTTTCTGCTGTATCACTTGCGTTGAATATAAGAGAGCCTACGCTCGTAGGAAAACAATCTATCAATTTTATTCTAAAGTTAGGATTGTTTTTATTTGTATAAAGAGTCATGATTGCTGTTGAGTAGCCAGCTGGCGAACCTCTCATTGAGGCTCTAATGTTTGCTTGTGGCGAAGATTTAGCCATGTTCACGTACTCTTTGAAGTCAGTAGGGAACGTCAACCCTCTAATCCAATCATGAATTTCTGTCCATGCACGTAGATCTTCATCTACCATAAATGTGATATTAAACGTATCGTAGATTGCCTTTTCTCCAGGGAAGTACAAATCTACAAATGGAGTAGATACAGGAAATTCTGTGAGAGATATGCCAGGGAAATTAGCAGTCTGACAAAAGTAATTCACTCCTGGAAGTCTGTCAAAGACAACCTGAAATTTTGTGCTTTGTAGCAGATCAATATTAGTTGGATTGCGTGTTATTGCTGTCATCTAGTAACTTCCTTAGATCTATTATTTTTTCCTTTTCGATCAGATCAATAATAAAATTTGTTAACTCAATCTCTTTTCGAATGAAGAACATTCTTTTGTTCAGTTCTTCAAGTTTCTCGCTATAAAACCTCAGCTCGCGCTCTTTCTCAGCGCGTATATCCTTTAGATCTTTCAATAGGATAATTGTAGCCATAAAATATTTAGGGAATAAAAAAGGGGGAGCATTTCTGCTCCCCCCAGTTCGTTTGCCTTATTGTTATTATACAGTCGGCAAAACTTTTCTAGCCCATCAATTATTGGTTGATGTTTAGAACTTGGAACTTACGATAGTAGAAGTTCGAGTTGTTTGCTAGAGCACCTGTGCCAGCGCCTGTTGCGAATGGGTTTGCTACGAGACCATAACGTGTCTTGAAGCCGACCTTTGGCTGGTAGGTTGTTGGGTCAATTGCGCGTACCATCTGTAGTGGAACGTATGGGCAGTAGAAGAGACCAGCGTCATATGGCGTTGTTCCCTTGTAGCCTACGCATACAAAGTCGTTTCCGCTTACAGAATATGGATCAACATAAACCTTGATACGTCCGAAGAGTGTACCAGCGAATGTGTTGCCTGTATCGTCAACTGCTAGGTTGGTGTTGTTTGACAATGCTGAGTTGTAGTCAAGTAGACCAGTCATTGCAAGAGCTGATGCAACATCGGTTGAAACGATGAGCAAGTTACCCTTACCACGACGTGTATCCTTGGCGATCTTGTTAGCAGCACGCTCTACAGCGAATAGTAGAGACTTGTACTTTTCAACCTGCCAGCGACCGCTTGTGTCGGCTGATGAAGATAGGTTGAATACAGCTGAAGAAGCACCAACTACGCCAACGTTTGCTGTTGCATAAATCGTACGAACAACTTCGCGGTTGATTTCTGCAAGAATTTCAGTTGATAGGATGTTGGTTAGTTCTGTTTCAGCATCTAGACCGTGCACAGCCTTGAGGTCTTGTGCAAGTTCTAGAGTATAGGCTGCTTGTAGACCACGTGATCTTGCTGTTACAGCAACGCGATCGATTTGGAAGCCCATGTAAGCAAGTTCCTTATCTTCGGCAACAGCTGTTGTCATACCTGCGCCAGTGTTGGCTAGTGTAAGAGCAGCAACGTTAGCTGGAAGTGTCAACTCAGGATTTGCTGCTGTAGCGCCAGCGTACTGAGTGTTTGCTTCGTTGTAAAGAGCTTCGCCTGTCATTGCGCTTGTATTTGCATACTGTGAGCGCATTGCGAAGATCAAACCTGTTGGACCAGTCATTGGCTGCACGCCGCAAACGTCATAAGCCATTAGGTTTGGAAGAGCACGACGTACTAGTCCGATTAGGATTGGGTCAAAGCCAGCAATTGGTGCGCCGCTTGCTGATGAAAGACCGTTTACGCCAGCGCCCATTGAGTTGGCTGGTGAAGTTTCCCATAGGTTCTGCATTGAACGGGATTCTTCGACAAGAGCACGCTCTTGATTCTCAAGAACAAGAGCAGTAACAGCACGCTTGTAGTTGTCTGTAATTGCTGGGAGTTCTGGGTGATCAAGAACTGGTGCCCACTTCTTTGCATATGTTTCGTTGATATACATTTAGTGATACCTCAGTTAGATAAAATTAGGCTTTTGGAGCCGTTTTTGATAGTGCCTTAACATAATGTGCCATAATGCCGTTAACTTGTGCTACTTCTGGCTCTTCATTCACTGCAGTTTCTTGAATTGCCTTTACCTCACTATTCACTTGTATTTTTGTTGGGAAGTAGTTCTCGCGAATAATTGCGAGTTTATTTTCAAAATCACCTTCTGTGGTGAACTCCACGCTCTCTGCAAGCGATTTTAATTTGCCAGCCTGTACTTCGGTTAGACCTTCACATGCTAGGCGAATTGATTTTTCTTTCTTAACTGCGTTAAGTTCTTCTACGAGAGAAGCCATATCAGCTTCTGCTGTAGCAACAGTCTCTTCTAGTGAAGCGACCTTAACAGCAAGTTCTTCAGTTACATCGATTTTTTCTTCTGGAATATCAATGTAGTGTTCAGCAAATAGGTTCTTTAGACCATTGATAAAGTCTTCAACGAGTTCGGCGCGTAGACCTGTCTCGATGGCAACTCTGTTCTCTTCAACCCATTCCTCAACAACATAGTTTAGATATTCATCAACTTGTTCTGATAGTTCTGCCTTGATTGATTCGATTGCTTCAGCAAGAATAGCATCGTTTTCGGCTAGAACGTCTTCAACGATTTTCTCGACGCGAGACTGAACAGCTGATTCAAAAATCAATGTTGCTTTGACGCGGAAATCTTCTGAAAGAGATTCGCCATTGAAAAGAGCATCAACGTCTTCCTTCATGGAACCCTTGTGCTTCTTAACCATGTCTTTCTTCCAGGCTTCTTTCATTTCCTTTTCGTCTTCTTCGTCTTCGTCTTCATCTTCGTCTTTTTTCTCGTCGTTTTTTTCGGCGAGTTTTTGTAGTGGCATATCTTCTGTGCCTTCTTCGATGGTTTCGCCATCGACTTCTGTTTCTTCTGCCTTTACAGTGCCACCGTCGACTGGGTTCTTATTAAGAGCCTCGTCTTCGTCGCCAATTTTCTTGGCTGTTTCTGGAGCCTTTTTCATTCCTTCAGCAGGAACGCCAGCTTGACCAGGTTTTGGTGCTTCCTTAACTTTTGCAGAAGCAGCAGCACCGATGGCTGATGGTAATTCTGTTGGTGTCTGACCGCCGAGATCTTGCATGTCAGCAGCCATAGTTTGTGCTGGTTCTTTTCCTGCATTCATTGATGCTTTTAGAATTTCAGCAGCAGATTCTGATAATGTCTTGCTCATTTGTAAAACTCCTGAAGAGATTAATATTATTTATAAAATTTAAAGTTTTGACAAGAAGTTTTCGAATATCTTGAGTGATATCTCATCTATCTGCTTTTGTTTGGCAGTTTTGATTTGATTATAATACTCGTTAATATTCACTTCTTTTACCTTACC